GACCTGGCTCTCTACCAATGCCCCTGATGCTTTGTTGTACGGAACCCTTATAGAAGCTGCAACTTTCTTGAAAGTCGCGGAAGAGGTGCCTAGTTATGAGCAAAGATTTGTAAGTGCAGTATCTGCATTGAAAAGGATTGGCGAAGGTTATGGAGCTCGAGATGAATATAGATATGATATTGATAAAGGCTAAAATAAAAACATGCTGATTGAAGCGCCACAAATGGAGATAGGCAATGTAATTGTCACCACTACGGTAGATCGTGGACACGATCCTGCGTTCTGGGCACAGGCTGCTGCAGACCGTATTGTGAGCGTAGGGGGCAATTGCGCCCCTGCAATAGCGCAACAAGCGCAAGCTTTTAAAGAATCGGTTAGAGCTACGGCGCTACACTGTATCCAAGAGGCAATTAAGAGTGATAGAACCACGTTGATTGCTGAGTTTGAACGTCAAGGCCATAAGGACATGGCAGACATAATTAGGAGTCTATAATGGCAATTACGACTGCAATGTGTACGTCTTTTAAGAAAGAACTTTTAGAAGCCAAGCACAATTTCTTAAACTCTGGTGGTGATACTTTCAAATTAGCGATGTTTACAAGCAGCGTTACTTTGGGCGCAGGCACCACCGCATACTCAACCGGAAACGAGATAACGGGCACGGGCTATACCGCTGGCGGTGGGACGCTAACTCGCGTTGATCCAAGCTCTTCCGGTACTACAGGTTTGACAGATTTTGCTAACTTGACGTTTAGTTCAAGCAGCCTCACTGCAAATGGGGCTTTGATTTATAACGACAGTAATAGCGATAGAGCAGTATGCGCTTTGGCTTTTGGTGCTGATAAGACCTCTAGTTCTGGGGATTTCACCATTCAGTTCCCAGCAGCGGATGCGTCTAACGCGATTATCCGTATCGCATAACGGGTAGCTCATGGCTAACATCACCGGCTGGGGCCGTGGTGATTGGGGCGAAGGCGCGTGGGGATCTCCCCTACCTGTCGAAGTCACAGGCACCGCAGGAACGGGTGCGATTGGTTCCGTCACAGTTGTTGAGGGGGCTGGCGTTGCCGTATCTGTTACCGGCGTATCTGCGACAGGCTCGGTTGGTACAGTCACTGTTAGCGCAGATGCGAATGCCTCTGTAACAGGGGTTTCTTCTACTGGGTCCGTTGGTTCCGTCACCGTTGTTAGTGATGCGAACGTTTCTCCCACGGGTGTATCGGGTACAGGGGCTGTCGGCTCCGTTACCGTTAGTTCTGATGCGAATACTTCTGTAACAGGGGTCGCCGGTACAGGCGCTGTTGGCAGTGTAACGACCACCCAAGGAGTAACAACCTCTCCCACGGGTGTTGCGGGTACAGGATCTCCCGGTTCAGTTACCGTTGTTGAAGGTTCTGGCGTTGATGTCTCTATCACAGGGGTATCTGGCACAGGGTCTGTCGGTTCCACTACTGTCACAACAGACGCAAATGTATCGCCTACTGGCGTTTCTGGCACAGGCTCGGTTGGCTCTGTCAGCGTTGTCGAAGGCTCTGGCGTATCGTTCTCGATCACAGGGGTTTCTGGGACAGGGGCTGTTGGCTCAGTCACCACTACTCAGGGTGTTGGGGTATCCGTTACGGGCGTTGCGGGTACGGGGTCCGCTGGTTCTGTAACTACGACTCAGGGCGTTGGGGTATCCGTCACAGGGGTATCCGCAACAGGGTCTCCCGGTTCAGTTACTGTTGTTGAGGGTACAGGGGTTGCCACTTCTGTCACTGGTGTTTCGGCTACAGGCAACGTTGGAACACTTACTGTCACAGGAGATGCAAATGTCAGCGTTACGGGCGTTGGAGGAACGGGGTCTGTTGGCTCCGTTACGGTTACTGAAGGTTCAGGTGTTACCTTTTCTGTCACGGGTGTTACTGCTTCTGGGGCAGTGGGCACAAGCACTGTATCGACAGACGCGAATGTATCTGTCACGGGCGTTGCTGG